CAGAAACCGGATGCACATGTTTTGGCCAAACTAAAGAAGCGAGCGGGAAAAATCGCCAATTATAGAGACGAACTGGTCGCTCTCCATAAAGCTTGTGAACCAGAAGATAAGAACTCAAAGGAATACATCCTGTGGCTTATTGAAGGCGATCAGGTACTTACGGGTGGCGGGTTTGACAACAATGCCATCGGCGAAGTGCACAAATCAGCTTTGAAATTCATTAAGAAAGCGGAAGACCCTATCGATTATGTGGATTCAGATAAATCTGAGATCATAGTCGCCGCCGCTTTACAGATAAGAGACAGTCTGGTCGCACAGGGTATGAAATTGGGTTCTTTGAAACCAGAAGGGGCGTCAAAGGTAAGGTTTGATCAGGATAAAGATGGGATGATCGGATTTCCTGTTTACGCAAATGCTAACTCGCCCTTGACTAAAGAGATAGCACATAGACTGCTTATTGAGAATGGCATCGACACTAGAGAGTTCGTTGACACGGAGGTCACGGATATCCATTCAGGATTGAAGTATAAATACCGCGTCATTGATGCTCTAGCGTATATTCTTGATAATTCAGTTTACGGTACCGGAGATTTACAGTCGATAGTAACACTCTTGGCACGTATTCAAAAACATGGATGGAGGTACGAAGATGGTGAATTAGTTCCAAAGCCTGGAAAAACCAGATCCGTATACCCAAACTCAGCGCGTGAGGGCATGATTGAAGCAATGATCGCTGCACCTTTTCTGAAGGAACTACAGAGATTAAAGATCGATTTTATGCCTAGCCTGCAGGATAAGCCGACGCGGGTGCAAATGATAACTTCGTTAATGCAGAAGCTTACTCCGAAAGGATATGACCTTTTAGCGGCGGACAGCAGTCAGTATGATGCGACCGTTAAAGGATCGATTTTTGCTACGGTCCTATATTACGCTATTAGACCCTTTTACAACTCTAACTATCATGAATGGTTCGATAGGGCTATACACATACTAATTTTCAAACATATTATATTTGATGAATTTTTAGCACGTGTACATAAAGAAGAGTTTGATGAAGCGGTCAAGGTAAGTGAACCTACCCCAACAAAGAAACCATTTCTTTTATTTAGCACAGTAAATGGATTGATATCAGGGGCTAAGTTCACACATGTCGGTGGCTCATTTTACGGTGAGGCGGTAATCCATATTGGCATCCCGAGGCTCCTAGGCTACGAGCCGGAATTGGCTCCGCAAGCAGGGGATGATACGTTACTAGCAGTACCTGTAAGTATGATCGACGAAGATGTAGAACGTACTTACGAACCCATTGAACAAGCGGCTTCTGAATTTGGTCTAGAAATAAATAAGACTAAACAGATGTGGCACGTTGTAAATGGTGAGTCAATTAAGGTGTTTCTCCAAGAGAACTATCATGCTACAACTGATACTTATGGCGTCGGCACGATTTTCCGACCAGCAAGCGCATTATTTACTATGGAGCGCGACAAGGGGCTAAGTATCTCCGAACAAATGATGGCTGAAATTGCCCGAATGAATCAAGGACATGATTCACCGTTCGTGAAAGAAGTTGTTAGATTCTGGCTCGAAAAAGAACAATTCTTGGCTAGTGTTTTCAAGGAATTTGGCGTGAGTGGATTTGAGGTATTGGTAGAATCCATAGGTGACTCTATAGATGAAGTCGCTCAGAGAATAGACGTCGGTTCCTTTTCTTGGGGTATAGGATTAGAAGATCTTCGATCCGGTAATCTACCTATACTCCCAACCATGGCAGAGGTTGCTGCTGATATTTCACTGAACGTCTCAGTGAACGAGGTTCTAAAGACACTCAAAGCACCAGTGCGTGTAGAACCGGAAGACATGACACCCGACCCAGTGTTCGAAATGGACGAGGGCATTCTCGACGACTAATCGTTTAAATTG